GAGTTTAGAGGAATAATTGGTTATAATCATGCTAGTAATTATTTAAACTTTTTTACTAATGCTACAGAAAAACTCAGGCTCACATCTGATGGCAATGTTGGTATTGGTACAAGCAGTCCTGATGCTCCAGTAACTATTCAACCAACTGCTCAAGGAGTTGGAACAAATGCAGTTCAAAATTGGATGTATTCTCTATCATCTGGAAGTGAGTTTGATTTAAAGCTAAATCAAATTGTTTCATCTGGTCTTGTGAAGCACTCATTTACCCTAAGAAATAATGGTACGTCATATTCTGATAACCTTGTTCTTGATCGTGGCAATGTTGGTATTGGTACTAGTAGTCCGTCAAGCAAACTACATACAAAAGCTAATTCATCAGGTGGTACAGCACAATCACGATCAGCAATTATAATAGAAGATGATGATGGTAATGCAGATGCTTTACAATTTTTGAGTAGTGATAGTGGTTTTCAAAGTATATTTTTTGGAGATGCTTCTGACAATGATGTTGGAAGAATAGCATATAGTCATAGTGGTAATACTATGCGATTTAATGTAAATGGTTCAGAAGCCATGAGAATAGAAAATGATGGGCAATTAAGTGTGGGTGGCACTGGTGGAGGTACTGCAACAATATATGTGTTAAGTTCAGATGCTGATGCTGTATCATTTTTTCAATCATCAAGTAATGACAGCTCTGGTATTAAGGCATTACAAACAAGCATTAATCAAAACGCAGGTAATACTAATTGCCAACACCTAAGAGCAACAACGCAAAATATTGGAACATTTAGATTAGACGGAAATGGTGCATCAACATTTACATCTGATGAAAGATTAAAGAAAAATATTGAAACCACAAGAGATGGTTATTTAGAAGATTTGGCTAAATTAAGAGTAGTAAAATATAATTGGCATTGCCACGATGAAGAAGATAAAAAAGAATTAGGTTTGATTGCACAAGAAGTGCAAAAAATATTTCCAAAGTTGGTTGTTGAAGATGAACAAGAACTAAATGGAATTGAAAAACCTTTAGCTGTTAAACTTTCAGTTTTACCAATGATGCTTTTGAAAGCACTGCAAGAAGCAAACACTAAGATTACAGCATTAGAAACAAGAATTAAAGCACTAGAAGGAGCATAAAAATGGTAACATGGACAATATCTAATATGGATAGACAAATAAAACTTGATGGCAAAGATGATGTAGTAACAACTATACATTGGAGAGCAAGTGACACAGATAGTGATGGCAATACTGGCTCATCATATGGCTCTGTAGGTGTAACACTAGGTAAAGAATTTATAGCATACAAAGATATCAAAGAAGCAAATGCCATACAATGGGCGAAAGATGCTTTGGGTGCAGATGAGGTCAAGAGCATTGAAGATAACATTGCTAGTCAGATAGCAGAACAGAAAACACCAACTACAGCAAGTGGAGTATCTTGGTAATGACAAGAGCAAGTGATTTAGCGAGACTGATAGGAGCAGGTGCTACCATAAATGATGGTACGACTATAACTACTGCTGATAATACAGAACAGTTAAGTTTGGTATCTACTGATGCAGATGCAAGTGTAGGACCAGTTTTAAGGATGGATAGACAGTCTACAAGTGCAGCAGATGGTGACTTATTAGGCAAGGTAAACTTTGTTGGTCATAATGATGCAGGTACACCAGAAGATATATCGTATGCGAGTATAACAGGAATAATAAACGATGCTTCTGATGGAACAGAAGATGGAAAAATGGCTATAAATACTATTGTTGCAGGCACAGAAAAATCAAGAATATTTATAGATGCAGGTGAAACAGTATTTAATGAAGAAAGTGCAGACCTAGACTTTCGTGTTGAATCAAATGACAATGCTAATATGTTGTTTGTAGATGCTGGTAACAATATGGTAGGTATAGGCACAAATGCACCACACGATTTATTTTCGGTCAAAGGAACAAGTGGAGCAAGTACTGATATTAACTTTTCAGGTGGTGATGATACTAATGACATAAGATTGTTTTTTGGTGGTGACAGTAGTCCTTTTAATGGTCAAATTATTTATGAGCCAAGCAATAATGCTTTTAAATTTTCAACATCAGGCACAGAAAAAATGCGAATAGACACCAGTGGCAATGTTGGTATTGGTACTACAAGCATGACAACTGGTCTTGAATTACACGGAGCTACTGCTAATGCGTGTACAGTTAAGTTAAGAGATACTGGTTCTTATTCATCAGAAACTGGTCCAATAATAGCTTTTCAAGGCAGAGATAATAGTGAGGGTTTTACTAACTTTGCTCAAATTAGTGGCATATCAAATTCAAGTGACAATGGTATGTTAAAATTTGAAACTAGAACTGGTGGCTCTTTATTTGAAAGGGTACTGATACGAAATAATGGAAGAATACAAACCTTTAATTGTACAAATTCTAATGGTTCGTTAAATTTAGTTGGGGAAGGTGGTAGTAGTAATAGAGCAGTTTCTTTTCAACACACAACAAATGGCTCAGAAGTAGGTTTTATCCAAACTAGTTCATCTGCTACAAATTATGACACTTCTAGTGATTACAGACTAAAAGAAAATTTAGATTATGACTTTGATGCGACAAGTAGATTAAAACAACTCAAACCAGTTAGATTCAACTTTAAAATAGATAAAGATAATACAGTAGATGGTTTTCTCGCACATGAAGTTTCAAGCATAGTTCCAAATGCAATAAGTGGCGAAAAAGATGGAGTTCAAGTTTGGGAAAAAGATGATGATATACCTGATGGTGTTTCTGTAGGTGACAACAAATTAGACGAAGATGGAAACACTATTCCAATCTATCAAGGTATAGACCAAAGCAAACTTGTGCCTTTACTAGTAAAAACCATACAAGAATTAGAAGCAAGAATTACAGCACTAGAAAGCAAGTAACATGGAAAAATCAAATATAATACATATAAACGACAAGAAGTATGACGCTAGTAATCTTACGAAAGAGCAGGGTTATTGTATAGAACAGATACAAGAATGTCAGACAGAAGCACACAAGTTAAAAAAACAATTAGATAGAGTAACTATTTCTCAGAATGTTTACACCAACAATCTTATACAGCTTTTGAAAGATAAAGAGGTAAAGGAGTGAAGGTATCAGACGTGAAGGCACAAATAGACACACACGAAGCTGTTTGTGCAGAAAGATGGAAAGAAACTATATTAAGAATAAAACGTATCGAACATATAATGATAGGTACTGCAGGAACAACAATTATCCTATTAGTGGGGTTATTAGTAAGGTGAGTATATATGGACCCTGTAACAATATCATTAGCTATGGGCGTAGCGTCAAAAGCATTTGATGCAATAAAAAAAGGATTTTCGGTAGGGCGTGACATAGAACAAATGTCTGGTGATATCGGACGCTGGATGGGAGCTGTATCTGATGTTGACAACGCTGAGAAACAAGCAAAGAATCCTCCCCTTTTCGGTAAATTGTTTAAAGCTGGGTCTATTGAAGAGGCAGCTCTCTCTGCTTATGCAGCTAAAAAGAAACTTGAGGAGCAAAGATACGAACTCAAGATGTTTCTAAATATGACCTATGGGCCACAGGCTTATGACGATCTATTAAAGATGGAAGGTCAAATACGAAAAGAACGACAGCAAACAATTTACAAACAACAACAGTTACGAAGACAAATAGGTGAGGCTATCACTTGGTTGATTGTTGTGGGTATTATAGGTGGTTTTTGCGTGTTGATTGCAGGTATATGGATAAAAAAAGCAAAAGCATACGAGTACAAACCTAAAGATTATTCTAGGCAACAAAAAGAATGGCGTAATCCAAACCTAAAAAAGTACACAACCTGTAGACTTAAAAAAAGAATTACGTCAAGATACACAGACAAAAGAGCTTGTATCTATGAGGGAGGAAATAGAACTTTTACAATGTTGATTGAAACATGGTGTCCTAAGAAATACAAATGTGTGTATGATCCAAACGGCACTGAACCAGACATAGATAAAGTTATGGAAAGTCTTAGAAGTATAGGTAAAAAATAATGGCAGCAAAAAAATTACAAGTGAAAAGCAAATACAATGAATATGATTTAGATGGTGATGGCATAGTTTCTGATGAAGAACTTGCTAATATGAAAGAAATAAAAGAAACAGAAACCGCTCTTCGCAAGAATCTTGCACAACTACGTATGGCTAGATACACACTAATAGCTATGGGTGCGTTTACTTTAGCTATGTTTTTTGTTGATGTAGAACGTGTCAAAGCGTTAGCTGATATAAGTAATTTGTTTTATTTATCAGGAGCTGGTATAGTGGGAGCATATATGGGAACAACCGCTTGGATGAATAAAAAATGACAGCATTTATGTTAGCATGTTATATGAACGGTGTAGCTCAAGGGGCGATATATTTTAGATCGGTTAACGATTGTACGCATTATACTAAGTATTTAAGTGAACAAACATATGATAGTGCCACTGGTGACAAAGTAATATATCAGTGTATATGTAAAGTTGTACCACAAATAGATGAAAAGAAAGTGAGGGTGTATTAATGTTACAAGCACTCATAGGCCCTGTTACAGGGTTATTAGACAAGTTTATACCAGACGCAGATCAGAAGGCGAAGCTCGCTCACGAGATAGCCACTATGTCTGAAAAACATGCTCAGGAGGCACTGCTTGCTCAATTAGAAATCAACAAAGCAGAAGCTGCAAGTGGCTCTATATTCAAGGGCGGCTGGCGACCAGCCGTTGGATGGGTCTGTGCGATTGCTTTTGCCTATCATTTTATCGTAAAAGATTTAATTATATTTGGTGCAAGTTTTGCTGGTGCAGAACTACCAGAACTGCCTGAATTTGATATGGGCACACTTTTAACTGTTCTTGGTGGCATGCTAGGAATCGGAACGCTCAGAACATATGAAAAACAGAAAGGATTAACTAAATGAAAAGAAAAATTAAAAAAGTTATAAAAGGATTAAAAAAAGCATCTGGATTACATGCAAAACAAGCTAAAACGTTAACCAGTGTTTTAAAAAATGGTAAGAAAAAGAGGTTAAAATGAGTTTATACAGAAACATACAAGCAAAAAGAAAAAGAATAAAAGCTGGTAGCGGAGAGAAGATGCGTAAACCAGGCACAAAGGGTGCACCCACAAAGAGAAACTTTGCAAGAGCAAAGCAAACGGTGAAGAAAAAGAAGGTATAATGGTAGCAAAAGTAGCCACTATAAAGAAAAAATTAAAATCAGGTAAAAAACTAGGTTTTAGTGAGAGAGCTAGAGCTGTCAATAAAGGATTAATACCAAGCAAGGCAAAGAAAAATGGCAAAAAAAAGAGATCCTAAAGTAGGGACAGGTAAAAAACCAAAGGGTTCTGGGAGACGACTATACACAGATGAGAATCCAAAAGACACCGTTGGTATCAAGTTCGCTACAGAAGCAGACGCAAGAGCTACGGTTGCAAAAGTTAAGAGAGTCAGTAAACCTTTTGCGAGAAAGATACAGATACTTACAGTCGGTGAACAGAGAGCAAAAGTGATGGGTAAGAATAAAGTGGCTAGTATATTTAAAAGAGGTAAAGAAGCCATAAGAAAGGCTAGAAAAAAATGATGTGGACTTGGTTGCGATTAGCTAAACTTTTTAATAAGATCGGTAATTATTTTTACTATAAACACGTACAATCTTTAAGGCAAAAGCAGGTAAAAGATGGACTTAGATAAATTACAAGAAGAATTAGCAGAAGATGAAGGGTGTAAATATGAAATTTATTTAGACCACCTTGGCTATAAGACGTTTGGAATTGGGCACTTGTGTAAAGCTACAGATCCAGAAAATGATATGGATGTAGGAACAGAAGTATCTAAAGAGAGAGTCGATGAGTGTTTTAAAGCCGACATAGAAATAACTATAGAGGACTGTAATATTTTATACAGTAATTTCAATGACATACCAGAAGAAGCTCAACTAATACTAGCAAATATGATGTTTAATCTTGGTCGTCCTCGTTTAAGTAAATTTTTAAAGTTAAAAGCAGCTGTGGATGATGAAGATTGGATGGAAGCATCTGTGCAAATGATGGACTCGAAATGGGCAAAACAAGTGCCTAATCGTGCAAAAAGGCTTTGTGAAAGAATGGAGAAGTTATCTTGGCTATTCAAGCAGTAAAATTAAAACCTGGGATTAATCGTGAAGGCACTAGATACACTACAGAAGGTGGATATTACGATGGAGATAAAATACGATTCAGGCAAGGCACACCTGAGAAAATAGGTGGTTGGGAACTTATATCTGCAGGAACTTATTTAGGTGTAGCAAGATCACTTCATAATTGGGTTAGTTTATCAGGTCAAAATTTTATAGGGGTAGGCACTAATCTAAAATATTATATAGAATTAGGTGGTGGTTATAACGATGTTACACCTTTACGTGCAACTCAATCATTAACTAATCCATTTACCACTACATCTGGATCAACAACCGTATTAGTAACAGATGCAAATGGTGGATTTGTTGACGAAGATTTTGTAACATTTAGTGGTGGTAGTGGAGTTGGTGGTTTGACTATAACTGGTGAATTTCAAATAGATTTAGTATCTGCTACTTCTTATAATATAACTGTATCTTCCGCTGCTTCATCCTCTGCTACAGGTGGGGGTTCTGTATCAGCGGCATATCAAGTAAATGTTGGCTCCGCGTTTGCCATACCTCTTACAGGTTGGGGTGCAGGTGCTTGGGGTGCTGGTGCTTGGGGTGTTGGAGAGCCTTCTGTAAACGAAGTGCGTATATGGAGTCACTCTAACTTTGGTGAAGATTTAATATTTGGACCAAATGCAGGTAGTATATATCTTTGGGACGCTACAAATGGTGTTACTACTAGAGCCGTTGAATTATCTTCTTTATCTGGTGCATCAGATGTTCCTGTATTACAAAATTTAATTTTAGTATCAGATATAAGTCGTTTTGTATTTTGTATGGGTACAAATCCCATAGGTAGTAGTGCTATTGACCCCACTTTAATTAGATGGTCTGACCAAGAAGATGCAACAAACTGGACTCCATCTGCTACAAATCAAGCAGGTAGTTTAAGATTATCTCGTGGTACTAAAATAGTTGCAGCTTCGCAAGCCCGTCAAGAGGTGCTCGTTTGGACAGATTCTTCTTTATACTCTTTGCAATACGTTGGTGCGCCAGCCGTGTGGACAGCTACATTAGTTGGTGAAAACATATCTATATCGTCTCAACTATCTGTATCTTATGCAAACGGTGTAGCGTACTGGATGGGTAAAGATAAATTTTATATGTATGATGGTCGCACACAGCCATTAAAATGTGATGTTCGTAAATATATTTTTAATGATTTTAATACACAACAATACGCACAAGTGTTTTCTGGTACTAATGAGTCTTTTCATGAGATATGGTGGTTTTATTGCAGTGCAGGCGTTAATAATATAGACAAATATGTGATATATAATTATTTAGAAAAGATATGGTATTATGGCACTTTGGCACGTACAGCATGGCTTGATTCTGGATTACGTGACAAGCCGTTAGCAGCCACATACAGCAATAATCTTGTAAACCACGAAACAGGCACTGATGATAATGTGACTGGTACAGCAGCGGCTATAACTGCATACGTAGAATCCTCTGATTTTGATATAGGTGATGGCGATAGATTCTCATTAGTAAATCGTGTAGTGCCTGATGCTTCATTTGACGGCTCTACGGCAGATAGTCCAGTTGCAACCATGACATTACACGCATTAGGTGGTTCTGGGTCTGGTCGTAATTCACCTGCTTCAGAGGGTGGAGTTAGTAATGCCACTATAACACGCACAGCAACAAGTCCTGTTGAAGTATTTACAGATTTAATAAATATAAGAGTGCGAGGACGACAGTTAGCTATGCGTTTTGAGTCCTCTGCAACAGGCGTTACATGGCAGTTAGGTACGCCTAGATTAGATATTAGACCAGATGGGAGACGTTAATGGCTGTTGACAATACAAGATATGGTATAGGTTTCCGTGCTCCAGCATTACCATTTCCTACTCCTGAATACGACCAACAAAACGCAGAACAACTTAATAATGTATTACGTTTGTATTTTACTCAGGTAGATACAGCGTTAAGAAATGCTGTTATATCGGACAGAGCTGAAGCAACAGGGTGGTTTTTAAGCTAATGCCTAATAAATATGTAAATGCAAAAAAAGATTTATCTAGCACTAGTGTAACAACACTATACACAGCACCTGCATTAACTACAGGTATTGTTAAATCCATACTTGTGTCAGAAGATTCAGGCAATGCAGATACTATAACTTTGACAATAACAGATGCAGAGTCTTCTCCTGCTACTTTTAGCTTATTTAAAACAAAATCTGTTAGTGCAAATGCTACAGTAGAGTTATTAACAGCTCCTTTAGTTGTAGAAACTGGAGAAATATTAAAAGTTACGGCTGCTACAGCTAATAGATTACATGTTGTTGCCAGTATATTAGAGGTGTCGTAATGCAGACTGTAGATAGTAATAATAAATTACTTGATATGTCTAGTATAATGGCTATGGCATCAGATCAATTAGGTTACATGTACAATGGTAGCTCTTTAAATATAGAAACAATATTAGCTACATTGGCTAAAGAAACGAGCATGCCTGATACGGATGTGGTGCAGATAGGAAATACTGTATTTATTGGTCACACGGGCAAAGGTGATAAAAAATCTAAAATGCACGGAAGACCTCTAAACGTAGACACAAGTAGAAATTTTATACGTAATATGTTAAAATACGGAGGATATTTGCAAGATAAAGATATTACACATTATTCTACTTATTTTACAGGTGAAACGTTAGTGCCTGCTATAAAAATTATACAAAAACGCTTGTTAAGCGTAGATACTGATATGTATTTAGGTCAACCTGAAGATGACGACGGATATCTTGTTTACGTAAAATTTGGAAAAGACCCTTTAAAAGAAATGTTCTAATATGGCTCCAGTAATTAGACCTATAAAAAAGATAATTAAAAAACCAATTAGGTGGATTGGTGACAAACTTAGAGATGTTGGTGATTGGGTTGTTGATGAGATAATTGATCCTGTTATAAAGACAGTCGAAGGCACTATAGATGCTTTATTAGACGATCCTGTAAAAACTATAGCTACTATAGCTGCGGTTGCTACAGGAAATGCGTGGGCTCTGCCTCTTATAGAAGGTGCTGGTGTTGCTGTAAACGGCGGTGACATTGGTGATATTCTTGAAGCAACCGCTAAAGCCTATGTAGCACAACAAGTAGGTGCAGCCGCAGGTAACTACGCAGGTAAAGCTGCTGCGTCTAGTGCAACTTCAGCAGCACAAGCAAAAATAGTTGGATCTATTGTTGCACAAGGTACGTCTAGTGCTACAGCTGCTGTGATATACGGACAAGATCCTGTTGACGCATTTTTAAAAGGTGGTGTGCAGGCTGGTGTGTCTGCAAGTTTAGGTCAATTATCAAAGAATACAGATTATCAAAACCTACCACAAGCAGCTAAAAATGTAATAGAAACATCTATAACGGCTACACTATCAGGACAAGATGTAACTCCTGAAATGATAGCTGGTGCAGTGACTAAAGCATATGTAACTGCCGAAACAGTAGGATCATATTTAAACAAGACTGAATATGACGAATTTGGAGATGTTCTACCTAAAGATTTTAACGACGCACAAATTGCAGCTATAACAAATGGTATATTAAATACAGCAAATGCAGCTTTTGCAGGTGGAGATGTGCCAAAAGCTATAATGGACTCTGTAATGAAGTATGGAGCTCAAGAGCTTAGCAAAACTATTGATAAAAAAGTTAAAAATACAATAGATAAAGTAACAGGAAATTATGAAGCTACTGCAGATAAAGCACAAGATGTTGATGATGCTATAGATTCTTACGAAACTGCTGCTGCTAACTATAATTCCGTTGCTGATGAGATGAAGTCTAGGTTTGATAAAAGGGCAGACTTTAAAAGAACTGTAGATGAACGTAGAAAAATTTTGCAAGAAACAAATCCTGACAATAACTCTGCTTATCAATCTGCGTTAACCAGATACAACACTGCTGTCAGAGCTTATAACACTTATGCTACAGATTTAGATAAAGATTATGCAGAAAGATATAAGCCATTACTAGATAAATATAAAGCTATGGCGGATGAAGCACAACAAAACATCGCTACATTTACTAACGAGTATAACACGTTAAAAGATGCGTTAATATCTAGTGGGGATCAGTTGGATGATGCGCTTAAACCTGTTCAAAGTGCAACTGATAAAGCATTTGTAACTGCCATGATTGGTGAAGATTTTAACCCAGAAGAATATGCAAAATTAAACGGTTTAGACGATGGCGGAGAAACAGATGAGGCAGTAGATCCGTACTATCATTGGCTTACTGTAGGTAAAGAAGAAGGTTTACCTATAAACGCAGAACAATATAAGGTGCAATATACACAAAAAAGAAGTGATTTGTTAAATGAAGCTTTGAGTAAAGCAGGACTAAATTTAAGTAATTTAACCAAAGAACAACAAAAAACTATAATAGATAATTTCGATGCTAATTACGACGATATACAAACATTAAATTTGATAGATACAGATAGTCTTGGATTAGATATAAGTAAAAATTATTTAATAGACTCTATTAACAACTCCAATGCGTCTCAAGAACAAAAAAATAAGTCAATAAATGATGTTAATACGCTTTTTAATGAAAATACGTCAACAGAAGAAAAATTTAACCAAGTTAAGTCTGTTACCAATAATGTTAAAATAGATTCTGGTCAGGTAGTTGCAAAAGCAGAGGGCATAACTGATGAAGATATAGTCACTGGTAAAGCTCAAATACATATAGATAAAAATGGGTTGGTAAATTGGGACGACATTAGTGGATTAGAACTTCCAAAATGGGATTCTATGTATAATACAGTAGTAAAGAAAGTACCACACCCTACAATACCTGGCGGATTTACTATAGTAGATGCAGGCACAAACAAGTATTTAAATCTTAACGAAGATGGTAGTCCTATGGTTAATATAACCATACATCCTGGAAATACCCTTGAAGATTTACGAAAAAACGACCCTGCTTCTTGGGCTAAACATGTAAATAGTTTGGGGTATAAAGGTGGTCAACTTTTAAATGAAGTAACAAATGCTGTAAAAGGCACTATGGTAGATCACTATGAGTTAGTAAAAAATATCTACAAATATGCTGCTGAAACAAACACAGGTAAAGATATAATAAATAGTGACGGGTTTAAAAACCTTAGTGGTATTGCTGCAGAAGCAGGTGGAGAACTATTACAAGCTGCTAACGCATTAGTATTACTTGTAGGTATAAATCCTGAATCTACTCCACTTGGTAAAACTGCTAGAGAAATGATATCTCTCGGTGGGGATATGAAAACTGATGAATGGAAGGCGGCTAAAAAATCTATAGACGATAGAATAGCAGGTGCTACAGGGTTTATAGACACAACAAAAGCTATATTTGGTTCTTTAGCTGACAGCCCTACAGTCTTTTTATCAGAAATTATAGGTAAAGAATTATTACAAGAAGTGCCTGTATTACTTGTTAGTGGTGGCGTGGGTAATGTCGCAAAAAATGTAGTTTTAGAGGCGGGTGAAACATATGCAAAAAAATTAGGAGCAAAAGTAGGTTTTGGCACAGCTCTTACTCTTGATGCTGTCGAGTCTTTTGGTGGCACGGCAAGTGGAGCTTTTGATGATGCGTATGCAACAGCCTTAAAAGCAGGTATGTCAGAAGAAGAAGCTTCTGCTTTTGCTCAAGATGTTGCTCTAAGAGCAGGTACTACAGCAGTTATAACCAATTTTGCATTAAATAAAGTTGGTGGTGCTGATTTTGAAAAAGCCATGTTTGGTAACAAAAAGGGTGGCTCTATAGCAGAAGCATTTAATGCTTTTAGTAAGAATGTAGTAAAAGAATCTGGAACTGAAGGTGCTGAAGAGTTTGCTGGTCAAGGCATGGTAGAGTTATCTGTATACGGATTAGATCCAGATAGAGATATAGCTGGTAATCTTACAACAAATACCATACTCGGTGTGCTAGCAGGTGGTGGTACATCTTCTACGTTATTAGCAGGTAAAGGCGCATTTAATCAAACAGGAAATTTTGTGTCAAATGTGGTGTCAAATACTAATTATGAAGTTGATAAAGTATTAAAAGGCTATGATGGCACACCAGAGGGTCTAACAGCCGCAGAAACACAGCTAAATACTCTAGGATTAACTGATAATATAGTAAAAACTAATCTACTCAATATAATGAGTCCAAGTGATTATACGAGTAGTGGAGATGTTATAGATGCGTTTAAAAATGTAAAAGATGTATACATACCTAAAAAAGGTGAACAAGATCAATTTGTAGGAAAAACTTCCGATGCAGATTTTGCTACAGAATTTGATACCTATATTGATGCAGGCACTGTGGATAAACAAGAAATATTAGATTTAGCTACAGCAGAAGGTATAACACTTACAGATGAACAAATAGCAGAATTAGTGGGTCAAAAGCCTGAAGCAGAGTTTATAACAGAACAACAAAAGATATTTGATCCTTTGGCTGTAACAGAAGCAGAAGCTAAACAATATCTTGAAGCTCAAGGATATAAACCTACAAATGATGAGGTTAAACAGTTTGCTAAACAGGTCGCAGAATCAAAACAAAAAGAAGCTATTAAACAGTATGCACAAGATCGTCTTACCACAAAAGATGAAGTTATTTCGTATTTACAATCTTTAGGATTTGATACTAATAGACTACCAGCTGAATTTATAGATCAATTTGTAAAACAAGGCTTGCAAACTGATACAGAAAAAGAAATAGCTGAAGCCGCTGATCCACTTTTTGTAGATAGAGATGAGGTCATAGCACAATTTACAGCCGCTGGACTGCCTGACGTACGACCTGAAGATGTTGATAAATTAGTTGGTCAATATAATGAATCTGACCTAGAAAGAAGAGTAAACAGAGCCTTACGTGGTGCACAATATAATGTGCTTAAATATAACATAGGATCTCCATCTACAAAAGACACTCCTGCTACAGGTATATTTAAACAGTTAGAAGAACTAAAAGCTGCAGGTGCTACACAAGATGAGGCTATAAAAGCACTTAGTGAACAACTTAATGTAAGTATAGATGAATTAACTAGTCAAATATCAGCTGTAGAGTCTGGTATACAAGAGCAAATAATTGACGTAGGCGAACAAATATCTGATGTAGAAGCATCATTAACAGATCAAATACAAGAACTTGTAGATGCAGGTGCAACTCAAGATGAAGCTATACAAACTCTTAGCGATCAGCTTGGCATTAGTGTAGAAGATCTTACAAGTCAAATAACAGACGTAGAAACTGGACTTACACAAGAAATAGATCAAATAGCTGATATAATCGGTAAACCTGCAGGTGAAGTGACTGACGTAGATGTTGATTTTGTTACCGATCTAATAGCACAACAAGAAGCATTATCTGATCCATCCACGTTTGAACTTACTCCTGAAATGTTGTTATATGATGTTACAGGTGATGGTAAAGTAGATGCAGCAGATCAAACAGTATTACAAAATGCTCTACAAGGACAAGATGTACAGTTTGCACAAGATTCTAAATTTGCACCAACAGGTATATTTGGCACTGTAGCTGACACACAAACAGATCTTACACAACAAATAATAGACTCACAAACGCAAATACAAAATTTACTTACACAACAAGCAGAAGATGAAAAACAAAGACGTGCCATGCAAGCTCAAAGACAACAAAGAATGCAAAATGTACAACAGTTGTTTGGTGCTCTGCAGCCACAAACAGTTGAAGTAAAACAAGCACCAATAGCTCAAATAGGTGCACCCTATGATTTTCAAAGTATATTTAGAGATGCTGGACAAGAATCATTTTATAGAACGCCTTACAGAAAAGGTGGACAAGTTACAGAAATTAATGATACATTATTAAAACTTATAGGAGATAGCTAATGGCTGACTTTTGGGATGAAATACTAGGTGCTGGTGATACTGCATACCAATATTTAACCAACACAGGCGATGATGGTTTTCTTGATGATGTGACAGACATATTTCAAAAAGATGATGGTAGTTTAGATTTTAGAAGTATAGCGGGTGGAGTTGGTGGACTTGCTAGTATATTAGGCTCTGCAGGTGTTATTAGTGGTAATAGTGCTTTAGGTAGGTTTTTAGGTGTGGGTGGTCCTCAAATGACTGGTTATCAAGGTAAAATACCTACATATACTGCTTCACGTATGCAAGTTCCTGGGACATTTGACCCAAGCCGTAGACCAGGCAGTAGTGGACAACGGTATTTTACAGATGTGGATTATAGTGGTGGCGATACAAGCGGTGCAGCCGCTGCATTACAAGCAGCAAATTTATCTAACCCTGCAAGGCAAACACCTTCCATACCCACTCCAGTTCCACAAACACAAACTATGGCTGCAGGTGGTATAGCAGGCATGGCTCCACCTAGATTTCTTAGAAGTGCCACAGATGGTATGTCAGATGAAATACCTGCAATGATAGATAAAAAAGACCCAGCAGCATTAAGTGGTGGTGAGTTTGTTGTGCCAGCCGATGTGGTTAGTGGTATAGGTAATGGTAATTCTGATGCAGGGGCAAAGAATTTATATGAAATGATGGATAAAGTAAGGCAAGCTAGAACAGGCACTACAAGACAAGCTCCAGCTATTAATGCTGATAAAATGCTTGAATCAACGATGGAGGCTTAATTATGGCGAATGGAACAACAGATACAACAGGCATGACTGCTACAACTAGTGCTGGAAGCACATTAGGCAAACAAATAGGTACAGAATCGGCTCTTTCTAACTATGTTGGACCATATGTTACAGAAATGCTTGGTAGAGGTCAGGCTCTTGCAGGTATGCCATATCAAGCATATCAAGGACCTCTTACAGCAGGACAATCTGATTTACAAAGTAAAGCATTTAGCGGATTAGCAGGATTAACAATACCTACAGAACAGATGGGTGCATTTACACCAACAAGTTTTACTGAAGAAGGCACATCTCAAAAGTTTATGAATCCGTATTTAGAGGCAGCTTTACAACCTCAAATAGACGCAGCAAGAAGACAAGCAGAAATACAAAGAGTTCAGGATGCAGGTAGATTAACTAGAGCAGGTGCATTTGGTGGTTCAAGACAAGGTGTTATGGAAGCTGAAGGTAACCGTGCATTATTAGACAGGATAGCCAGCATCACAGGCACAGGATATGCAAATGCTTTTGATAAAGCTGTGCAACAATTTAACGTTGAAGAAGACAGAAGACGAGCTGCTCAAGATATGGCTAACCAGTTTGGGTTGGGCACATTACTTAAACAAGCAGATATAGGTGCATTACAAAGAGGTATTGAATCTGAAGGTATTGCAGCTGATAGGGCACAGTTTGAAGAAGAAAGAGACTTCCCATATAAACAAGTACAATATATGCAGTCATTATTGCAAGGTCTACCTCTTGCAGCACAATCATATACGTATCAACAACCTACAGGAATAAGTGAATTATCGCAGTCTATAGGCGGAGTTCAAAAACTATATGATGCAATATTTGGTGGTGATAAAAATACAGGCATTACAACAAATCAAATGGACGCAATAGATACAGGTGATGTGGAGTAAAAAATGATAGGCGCAAATTTAGGTTCAGACGTACAAAGAAGAGTAGATGCTTATAAAGATAATCCTGCAGCATTACAAAAAAGATACATGCAAAGCCAAGAATTAGTTGATTTACTTGCTATGCAAAAAATGAAATCTGAAAAAGATGCGTATGCTCGTGATATGAGAATGAAGATGGAGAATAAACCAGCAACTATTGCGCAACAATATGAAGCAGAATTAGCAGGTCGGACTAAAGATGATATATTAAAAGGTGTTAGTGGGGTTCTTAGAAACAAGCAAGCTAAAGCACAATCAAATATAAATAAAGTAGCAGAGAGTGGTATAGCTAAAGCACCTGCACCTAATATGAAAAAATTGGCAGGTGGTGGTGTAATTGGTTTTGCCGCAGGAGATCAAGTGCCAACTTCTTTATCTAAACTGATTGAAGAGAAAAAAGCAGAGTTAGAAAAAAGTTATAGAGCTGGAGATATAGACTACGCAGAGTATTCAAAAGAGTTAGCAAAATTAGATGCACCTGCAAAGATAGGACCTGACAGTATAGCTAGAGATGTTTTAGGTAAAGATGGTATAATAAGTAGTCTAGTAGCAGATCAAAAGTATGACGATCAAAGTATGGGTCTTGGTTTTGGAGCATCTAAAGGTGAAAAAATACAACTTTCTCCTGGGCCTTATACCACTGCTCTTACTAATGAGTTACAGAAAAAAACTCCTATTGGCCAATTAATGAAGCGAAACATAAAGAATAGAGCTAGTGAAATGGGTGGTCCTGAAGTTGCTTTAAAAGGCTCTCCAGCTCTTCCTATTGACGATGAATTTGAGGATGAGCCTTATGAACCTGAAAAGAAACAAGGTATAGCCGCATTAGATGTGCCTCAAGTAAAAGCAGCAACTATTGATCCAAATTTAGTTAAGTTTGATCCTAATAAAGTAAGTTACACTGCTCCTGATCGTAGTAGTGATATGAAAGATAAAGTAGCGGCAGGTATAAAATCTTTAATAGCTACAGATAAAGAAGATTTAAGAAAATATCTTGACGTTTCTGATGCACAGAAAGCACAGATAGATCAATTTGCAACTGACAGAAAAGGTATAACAGCTAATTTACTTGATCCTGACAGACTTAGACGAGATAGAATATCTGCTGGTTTATTAGCCCCTGGTGGAGCTACACTTGGTGAGTCTTTAGGAAATATAGGACGAGGTATTTTAGGTGCAGAGGCTGCACAAGATAAAACTAGAATATCTGAATTTGATGCTAATAAAGCCCTATTTGATAAAGAATTAGCACGAAGCCAAGGTATTAAGAAAGAAGCTGTGTTAGAAGAAGGAAAACGAATACGTCAAGGTATAGCTTCAGGACAATTATTTAGTGCACAACAAGATAAAAATCTTAATGAAGATGCAAGAAATATATTAAATGCTGATATATCTAATGCTAGAAGTCAGGATGCTGCTGATTTACGCAAGATGACATACGGATTGGCACTAGTTAAAGAAGAAAACAAAGTTAATATAGCTAATCAATTAGCTACGAATACTGCAAGGGCAAACGAGTTAAAAGCAGAATTAAATAAAATAACTAAAGAATCTATGAACGTAAGTAAACTGCAAACTATATTAGGTTCTGTAAATAAAGAAATATCAAGGGCTGCTAAATCAGCAACAGAAGCGTTTAAATCTGAATTAGAGATGGCACAGTTAACACTGCAAGCAGCTTCAAAAGATACAAATAGTCCAGAATATAGAGCAGCATTAGAAACTCTTAACGATGTAAGAGGCAGACAGAAGTCCTTATATGACCTAATGGTAAGAGATCTTTCACAGCAAAGAACCGACATACTTAGAAGGTTAGGAGGTGCTGAAGGGACTAAATTATCTAAAAATGTACAAAAAGCTTTAAATATAGCAAAAGGCTCAATATAAGGAGCAATAATGAGTGAAATAGAAACACTTAGTAACTGGATTATTGCTAATCAAGATAAAAAAGGCACTCCTGACTTTGAGGTTGTAGCTAATGCTTTAATAGAGCTATCTGATACATCTGATCCGTTAGTTGATGATGTTTTTAAACTACAAGAACTTCCTGAAGAAGCCCCTATAAAAACAGATTTTATTGATGAAATAGAAGAAACTGTAAAAGGTATTGGTGGCGGTGCTGTTAATATATTAGAAAGTGCTGCTTTAGGTGCTATAACTCCTTTTGGCGAAGATACAGAATCTGAATTACGTGAAACTATACAATCTATAGGTGGGGCTGCAAAGTCTTTATTTGAAGCTGATAAAGGCTCAGAGGATTTAGTAGGTCGTAAATTTGGTGAAGCTCTAGGATCGTATGCAGGTATACTTGGAGCTGCTGCAATTCCTGGGGTTGGTCTACCTGCTGCCGCTGCTTTGGCTATAGGTGCTGGTGCTGGTGAGGCAAGTGAACGTGCCCGTGCAGGAGGTGCTACAGAAGATGAACGTGCTAAAGCTTCAGGTTTAGGTGCTCTCGTAGGTGCAACAGAACTTATATCTCCGATAAGAATAGTTCGTGCATTTAAGAAAGGCGTAGGTGATGACGTAGCAGAGACTATATTTACTAAAGGTAAAAGAATATTACGAGAAGCTGGCGTAGAAGGCACACAAGAATTTTTAGCTGGTGTAGGTCAAAACCTTATAGAACAAAATATTTACAACCCAGACAAAGGCACATTTACAGGAACTGGAGAAGCTCTTGGTTATGGTGCTGGTGTAGGTGGTTTTGTGCAAGCTGTTATGGAAGTTATCGCACCATACAGAGCAAGAGGTAAAACTACAGAAGGAGCACCAGATGAGGCAGAACAAACAAAATTACTAGAAGATAAAAGAAGATTACAATTAGAAGATCAAAGACCTACTGTAGATTTTGGACCTAGATTAGAAGAAGGTCAGATACAAGGAGAACTATTTGGTGATTTAGTTAAAGACATAGAAGGTGATCCAAATGTAGTTGAACCTGAAAAATTAGTTACAGACACAGAAATAAAAGCCATAGTTGATAAATATCTTCCGAATAGAGATAAAGATGGTAAACCGATAGGAACAGAGGCAGAAATACAAGAAGGGTTTAGTAAAGCTGCAGCAGAAATAAATAATTTAGAACAAAAACGAAAAGAAGAAGCAGCTAAACCAAAAGCAAAAGTAAAAGACGACATCCCTGTGCAACGAGATATGATTGAAGAGCTCGAAGATGCACAGCTAAAGGGTTTAATAGACGCAGACGAAACTGCACAACTAAGAGATATGTTATCTAAAGACGAAGAAGCTGCAATAAAACAATTAAAAACAAAAAGTGAAACATTAAATAATATAGAGCTAAAACAAATAGCTACTAGGTTAGAAAACAAAAGAAAAGCAGAAACAGCTACAAAACGAAACACTATATTAGATGAAATATTAGCCACCTCTGACACAGCTAGCCAAGTTAATACAGAAAAAACATTTTCTAAGGCGTTAGCAGATGCTGGTATAGCTAACACTACACCTAATCCACAAGAAAAAGCAAAAATAGCTCGTAAAACTTATGAAATAGAAGAAAGAAAAAAAGGTGTTGCAGACGAATCTCCAGAATTTCAACGAGCAGCTAGAAGATTCGGTAAAGAAAGAGTACCAAAAACTGAAATACCTTCATTAGAAAAAGAAGTAAAAGCAAAAGCCGTATTGCCTAAAAAGCTAAGTGCTACCGCATCTCAAGACGTTGCTCCTGTTACAGAAAAGCCTGCCGTAGAGCCTGCCGTAGAGCCTGCTGTAGAACCTGCTGTAGAACCTGATAATCCTGTGTTAGAACGTGCGTATAAAAAAATGTCCGAGAACAAACCGTTGACGGACGAAGAGGTAGCAGAATTAGCTAAAGTAGAGGTCCCAGGAACTATTAGTGAAAAACCCATAGAACCTGATGAAAAACTCCCATCAGGAGAAACTAAAAAAGAATTTGGAGAAAGATATAGGAAAAACTTTGCAAGGGCAGTCTTTGAGGGTGCAAAAAAGAAAAAGAAAAATTTAAGTGATAGATTATCTAAAGTACAAAAAGGTAATGACAGAGGTCAATATGGTGTATTAAATAGACAGCTAGACGAACTTATGGAAAGTGACAAGTCTATTATTGATAACGGACTTCAAATCACTAGAAAATTAGATGAGATGGATGCTTTTGTTAAAGCTAGAGAGACTGGAGTCGATACAGCTGCGCGTACTGAGTCAAAAACACGTGAAAAGAAGTTAACAGGTGATACTAAACGTAAGAAGGCCCGACAAAAGCCGTCAGATGATATAGGTGAAACTCTTGGATTTACTAAGAAAGATGTAAAAAGACAAATATCTAAAAAAGTTGACCCGAAAAAACTTGCAGAGCGTTTTGAAAAGGGGCAAGCAACAAACATAAAGAAAACTGAAGCAAGAGACAAAAAACAATCTGTTGAAGCCTTAAAAGAACAAGGTATTACTAAACCTACAACAGAACAAATAACTAAAGAAACTAAAAAAAGAAAAGAAAAAGTACAGTCTAAGAGAGATACAAAGTCAAAAATAGATGCTGTAACAAAAGATATTAAGTTAACAGAGAAGCGTAAAATAAATGAAAAACAGCTAGCTACTTTTGTACAGGAAGATGTTACTCAAAAAGATAGAGATAAAACTAATGTAATCAAGCCCACTGCAGCAAGAGTAGCCGCAGATAATATTGAATTTTATATGAAAGAGTTTCCTAATCAGGATGCGACTACACAGTTATCTACAGAAGAATTACAGACAGTATTAGATTTAGTAAGTAACCCACCTTCATCTGCTGATATAGCTAACCCTAGCAGGGATAAAACAGGTAGAGCTGCCGCATATGTTTATTTTAGTAAACAAGGAAACCCTAGAGATGTATTAGATGTTGTGGCTCACGACATATTTTTTGCACCTAAACAACAAGATGCGTCAGACTACGAAAGCAAAGCTAGTAGAGAATATTTTTATAATTCTACAGAACAAAATGCTTTATTAGCTAGAAAATGGATAGACTCTAATTTAGGTAAAAGCCAAGTAAAAATACAAGAAGGTGAAACTGTCTATAAATTAGATTTTACTAATGTTGATTATGAAAAGAATACTCCAAATATAGATAAGTTAAAAAAGCTTGGGTATACAGATAAAGAAATTAGAAAAATTGTACCTATAAATCCAGAAACAGGTAAGCCAATACCTAGATTTGATAGGAGAACAAAGCCTAAAAAGAAAGAAGTAAGTACACCAAACATAACTTTTGTGCCTGCAAATAAAACTTTATACGATCTTATACAAAAAGAAGCTAATAACTATTTAGCTATGGATTCTAATGAAGCCTTGGTATCTTTGGGTGTAAGTAGAAGAGGTGATGCGTTTAAGGCTGAAACTTTAAAAACAATACAGGAACAAAGAGAAGCCACAGCACCAAACGCTGTTATATATAACACTAATGAAGTAGTAAGTGGTCATCTGCCTCCTGATGCTAAAAATCCAACTCCTGAAATAAAAGGTCTTGTGTTTGTTAAAGATGGTAAAGAGGTTTTTGGACCATTCCCTGAAGGTGTAAATCACCCATTAAAAGATGTAAAACTAAAAGACTATAAATTTATAGAAACATCTGCTGTCAATGGACTTGACATACCCGTGCATCCTGTAGTCAATAGTTTATTATCGCAAGGTAAACTGCACGAAGCGTTGGTTGCGTTAGGTAATTCTACTGCAAATAAGCGTGTGGCTCAAATAGCTCGTGCATTGTCTAAAGTATCAGGCACTACCAAAGTTAAAGTAGTAAAGAATCTTACAGCTGATAATTCAGGTAAAGAAGTTTCTGGTAAGTTTGATCCAAAAACAAATACAATATTCTTAGACGCAGACACTGGCATCAACTCTCACGTTATACTACACGAGATGACGCATGCGGCTACGACTGAAGCATTGGCAAATAAATCAAGTCAAGAAGTAAAAAAACTAACTGTCTTATTTAATTCTGTAAAAGGTATGTTAGACACTGCTTACGGAGCACAAAACTTAGATGAATTTGTAGCAGAAACATTTAGTAATCCTGAGTTCCAACAAAAACTTGCTGGTATGAATTATAAGAATACCAATGGGTTACAGACATTTTTTAATACCATAGGTAACTTTGTGCGAAAGCTTCTTGGTATGCAAACTAAAGATATAAATACTGCACTAAATGAATCTGACCAGTTAATACAAGACATACTATCCCCTGCACCTAAGTTTAGAAATGCAGGTGAACTGCTACTGTTAAATGGTAAAGAAAGAATAAAAAGAGCAGGTGATTATATAGCTAACAAATATGAACAGACAAAGTCAGGAGAGACTAAACAACAGTTCCAAGAAAGATTAACAAGTGTTCTTAACAGTAGAGCGGCAAATAAATTAAAAACATGGATTTTAAGATCCCTGCCATTAAAAGCAGTTTCAGATCAAAATGGCGAGTTAAATAAAAAAGCTATAGCTAGATTAAAAGAAGAATTAAACAACGTTACTACAGACGCAGAAAAGAAAGCCATACAAGAAAAATTAGCTATACTAAGAAATAACACAGCCATGCAAATCAATGATGCCATATTAGATTTAGAAGGAGAGTTGGGTAAAGCTGACAAAGAAGTAGAAGGCACATTAAAAAAGCTAGAGCCTTGGATAGTAAGTGCTAAAAAGAGTGGTAAGTTAGAAGCATGGAATGATGTAATACATGATAGCACGATAGAGGGTGTAGATCCTACAGCACCAGAAGATACTTATAAGAACGATCCTGAGAAACTAGCAACTTATAAACAACTTAAAACCAAACTTTATGGACTCGGTGGAGATGCTGTAAGAAATTACATAAATCTTAAAAATGCGTACGAAACTCAATTTGAGCAGTTAAAAAAAGTATTAGAAACAAGAATGGCTGAGTTAACAGATCAAGCTACTTTTTCTAAATTTAAAAAAGATGTATTTAACAAGATATTTGATAAAGCTGCAATTAGACCTTATTTTCCTCTATTCCGTAAAGGGGACTATTGGTTACGCTATGAGATTCCTGTTACAAAATCTGATGGCACAACAACCACAGAGTTAGTTGTAGAGGCTTTTGAAGGTTCTCAAGCTAGATTAAGAAGAATGAACGAGTTAAAAGAAGGTAAAATAGCATCAAATATAGAACCTTATACTAACGTAACAACATCAAGTTTTAATAATGTACCTCCTACTTCTTTTGTAGGAGAGGTAATAGACTTACTTAAAAAATCTAACGTAGATCAAACAACACAAGATGGTATTTTAAATTTATTTATAGATGTATTACCTGAATCTAGTTTTGCAAAAGGTTTTAAGAAACGAGAAGGTATATTAGGTGCTAAAAAAGACGCATACGAAGTGCTTAGAGAAAAAGGCTTTGACATCGGGCGACAAACTGCACGTATGTTATATGGTGCAAAAATTGCAAAACTACAAAGAAAATTAGAAGATGAAACTAAAGCATTTAGATTTGATAAAGAAGGTGAAGCAAGAGTTAGAGTTCAGGCAGAGATGTCAAAGAGAGCAGACTTTGCTAGAAATCCTCCACCAGATCATATGGCATCTTTAGCTAACAGACTCGCATTTATAGGCACTATTGGATTTAACGTATCTTCAGCTATAGTTAACTTCTCTCAAATACCTCTCATGTTTTATCCTGTGCTTGGAGGGCAGTATGGTTTAAAAGAAGCTAATTCTGCTTTAGGATTATCTACAAGATTGTTTGTAGGTAGTGGTCTATCTCGTAAGATGAAGACTTTAAACGGAGATAACGTGGATGCTAAAGGCTCTGTGTCTATAGATAACTATTTTGAAGCTGATGGTGCAAACTTAGTGGTTAGAAAAGATTTAGAAGCCATATTAAACAAGACACAAGACGGCAAACAAAAATTAGAACAACTAAACAAAATTATACCATTAATAGTACAAGCACAAAATCATGGTCAATTAGGTCGATCTTTATTTTATGATACTTTAAATATTGAATCTGCAGGGAAAACAAGAACTGCTTGGGATACTATAAACGCTTGGTCAGCGTGGACTTTTCATCATATGGAGAGAATGAATAGACAAGTAGCACTTGTTGCTACTTATAATTTAGAATTAGATAGATTAAATAAAAAACCAAATTCTAAAGAACAAGACCTCTCGCCTACAGAAAAGCAAGAGCTCGCTGCAAAAAATGCCATATATTTAACTACAGAAATGAACGGTGGTGCTACTCTATCTACCACATCAGGTATTGCTCAACAAGGAATTGGTAGAGTAGCTATGATGTATAAAGGTTATGGTATGCAGATGTATTATACTATGTATACACGTGCTAGAGATGCAATAAGAAAAGCTAGCGACCCTGATTTAACAGCAGAAGAAAATAAACAACTTAAAAAAGCCGCTATGAAACAAGTATCAGGAATACTTACGTCTTCATTCTTATTAGCAGGTGTACAGGGTATGCCTTTAATAGGAGGAGCATTATTTATAAGAAATTTACTTAAAGACGATGATGAGGAAGACGCAGAAACAGAATTACGTACATTCATAGGAGAAGGTTTTTACAAAGGTCCAATAAATTATTTTGGTGGTGTAGACGTAGCTTCACGTATTGGTTTATCTAACTTGTTATTTAGAGCAAATCCATATCGAGATCCTGATGCAAGTTTAACAGATCAGTTGGGAGAATTACTTACTGGACCTGCAGGTAGTATGGCTAACCAAGTTTACAGAGGTATACAAGAGTTAAAAGAAGGTGAATTAGAAAGAGCAGCTATGAATTTTGTACCAGCCGCTATACGTAACATGTATAAAGCTACTATCAAGTATCCAACAGAGGGTGGTATATTAACAAGACGTGGCGATGTTATATATGATGATTTAAATGCTTGGGAGACGGGAGCACAATTTTTTGGGTTTGCTCCTGCAGAATATACAAAAACACAAGAAATGAACAGAGTTACTAAAACTCAAGACAGAGATATAGTTAGCCAAAGCACTAAACTACTTAGAAAATATTATGTGGCAATTCGTATGGGTGATGACACTCAAGATATTTTAGAGGATATATTAGAGTATAACAGAAAATTTCCTTCTGTTGCCATAACTCCAGACTCTATACTTAGATCTATGAGAATGCACATGAAAACTTCTCTGTTAATGGATAGAGGTATAACTTTATCTCCTAAATTAAGGGCGTATCTATTGGCACAAAGAGATGAGTGGTCTCCAGCGTCATTGTATGATGAAGACTAAGTAAGTCGCCAAACACGTACGCCTAGCTTTTCGTCTTCTACACGTATTTGCATTTGATACTCCCAACCTCTGTCGTTCATCACATCTCTAATTTGACTTAGTGCTTCCTGGACGTTAATCGAGAGGATAAACACAGAGGAACCTACTACCATGTCATTCCAGTTGACTACAATACGAACCCCATCAGGATTGAGGTCATGCTTCTTCAGTATTGCCATCTATCTTCTCTATAGAACAATCTACTATTATAACCCACGTTGCAGGTAGATTCATATGTGTCCCTTTACTCAATCTCATCTTAGATCTAGTAGCTCCTAATTTAGTCGTAAGGTCGTGTACAAAAGAGTTATAGTTTATCTGTTGTTCACCACACCAAGCTTTTAATGGTTTTGGTAATAAGTATGCACGTTTTAAATCTGTTTCGTATCGTGCAACTAACTTACCTCTTGGTACGGCTTCGGGTATAATCAAAGAGTCTTTATCTATATCTTGTTGTTTGCGTAAGTCGTCAGTGCTTTTTATCCACAGCACATTACTCCAGTGTTCATGTATAAAATCATTAAGCACTTCCTCTACAGATACATTCATATCTTCTACTTGACGCTTGTTCTCTGATAATTGTGATACTCCCCACTCAAATACTTTTTTAGGGTCGTAATCTACGAGACCTAGTTTATTAGCTATCATAATCCCAGTGACTGTTGCTGATACTAATATAGACCAAAATCTATTCTCTGCTGTAAGACCTGCTTTTTTATCCACACGCTGTTGTATCTCTCCTAGTAACTTCTTAACAGAAGATGTATTGTTCATCAGGTATTGGACATACTCTTTACCTGCGTGTCCGTAGTTCTCTTGTAAAGCTGTGCTAAACACATCAGTTTCTTCTTTTGTTTCAAAGTGCATACGCTTTACACGACACTCTAATATTCTTTGTGCCTCTGCCTTTGGCATAGCTTTTGTAATACTTATACGCTCTATCATACTTGTATTACCAGTGGTAACAGCAAGCAATCTCCACGATTCACCTCTGTGTCTTTCTGTGTTACTACCACTAGCCATACGACCTCGTTGTCTACCACCCGTCAGTTGATAAGCTATATTACTTAGTTCTCGCCCGTGTGTATTAGTCAACTCATCCATATATAACGGTAAGTTATGGTATATCTCACCTCTGTTCATCTTGGTATTATATGTATCTCTTTCATGTATTATTAAGTCATCAGGTCTACCCCAAACAGATACAGCGGCAGACATGGCTGTAGTTTTACCAACGCCCGAATCTTTACTGTATATATGTAACCCTGCACAATTTATGGGTGAGAACTGCATCAACGGAGAGCCAAACGACGTACCAACTACAAACTGATGTAGCTCAAACCCATCTTTATTGTAAAAATTTATGGCTTTCTTCCAATCTTCCATAGTACCTTTTGGCTCGAAAGACGGGAACAATCCTGCTGTCTGTGTAGATGGAGGATTAAATTCAACCTTATCTTTAAATATTTCCTGATTGCCAAGTATGAAAGACTCACAATCTTCACTAGTCCAACCAAACTGTCTGTGTGCTTGATCTGCAACACTATTGGCTTGTAACTCGTTTACCCATGTTGTCGTGTACTGCATTAGCTCATCCATTTTTGTAACTGCTACACCTTGCATGGACATGTACTTTCTAAACTCCTCCCTAGATGTAACAGCAGTTAGTGGTAGAGTAAACTCTCTTACTCCGTCTTTCGGTAGATGCAATCGCATAACGATAGCCTCACCAATTTCTACATCACGCAGTCTTCTAACTACGTATAAATCATTGTGGTATATAATCTTTTCATCAGGATCTCCGTCTGCGTTACGAGTCCTTATGTACACTCCTCCGTTCGCACCTCTAAAATACGGTCTAGGATATGCAGGTATTGTGTATATGTTAGTCGGAGAGTTCGGTAAATTTATTGCAGGTGCTTCCACTATATTATCTTCTTCTGTAGCCTCTTTTACTCTCTGACCCAAAACTATAGGAGATTTTATCTTACCCCAATGAATACAATTAGTACATATTTCAGGACTATATTCATCAAAAGTGTTACATAGATACGGGCCTTTTATGGCTTCTACTTTCCTGTTAGTATCTTCTGGTGTGTAGTCTGAGTGATGCCTGGATACAATATGCGTGGCTTCTTTTCCATCTATACAGTATTTAGCTATGGATAAACCTGCTCTCCACAAAGGCTCACTTATCTCTTGTTGGTTCTTAATTATATTCTTTAACTGACCACAACCTTTACCTGCCTTTGTTTTATTTACAATATCTAAGAATACACTCTCTTTGTCACTTACAAAATCGCTATCATTACGCACATACTTCTTGGGTATCTCTATAGGCTCATTACCAAGTAACTCACTAAACTCATCAAAATCTACTGATGGTGGCACATCAAACCCGAAGAAAGTTACTTCTGTAGGTGGATCTGTTTTATGATTGTGCGTCTTAGGTATACGCAGTACACGGCAGATATCAGCAGTCACAGCCACATCTGCTAACAAGTTATGCTGTATACACTTAGCTTTCAACACCCGCGAAACTTGTAGCCAATTTTCTTTACCCACACTTTCAGTTAAACCCCAGTAGACATGCACTCCTCTACCCGAGTTTACAGTCAAAGGTTTAGGTAGTTTTAATTCTTTACAAAATCTACGTAATGCAACTATGGCATCACCTTGATTGGCATAGTCCTTACTTGGACCACAATCTAAGTCGAGAAAAAAAGACTTAAGTTCTTTTACGTTATCTGCTTTCCTAGAGCCATCTTTATCGTATGTGGCTAATCCAAAATAAGAGTCGTAACCTTTTGCATCAAAAGCAACGGCTCCTTCAATTAAATGTCCGATAGTGGGATAAAATTTCTGCACCCTACGATCGTCTTTTGATCGTATAGCTAACAAGGCATAAAGACCATCGTCTGCTAATACGTTTTTTAAAAATACATCTGTTTCCATATCATCCATCATATAGTTAATCGCCACCACCACCCCCTGAAAAATCTAAAAAAGAGGGGTAGTGATGACTACTGCCCTAACCTGACAATTTGTAGGAAAGGAGACTACTGCTAGAGCAGGTTACTTAGAGACTAGTCGTCCCAATTATCAACTATAGATGCTAAATCCTCTGCGTCTTCTTTTGGTGCAGGAGCAGATTTTTTCGCCACCTTTTTCGGTGCTTCTACGGGTTCGTCATCAAACGGATTATCTTCACCTTTCTCATCAGCTTGAAACCCATCAACAACATCAAACGGATTATCCTCCTTCATAGGTTTAAGATCAACAACTTGCACTGCTCTCAACCTTAGTGATACACCGTTATCACGCACATTATATGGCACACAAACTACAGCCACGTTAACAATACTCCCGTTTGTTAACATAAAATCTTCAGGTAGTTTAACACCTTTTGCATCATAATGTGCAGGTTTTCTTGTAGGTTCATTATCATAAGAACCTTTTAGTTTAGCCTTATGAGTGTATGAGCCGTCTTCATCTTTCTTAAATGGCATAACAAACTTTTGAGGCCAATTTGCTTCTTTCTTAGAGTCATAAGCTAACTTCATCTGCTTATATAGAGCCTTTGCTTGCTCTTCTGTCATACGAAACTGCAATGTGTATGCAGATCCCTCATCAGTCGGGTTACAAGGAACTGATCTTTGCTCAACTGTATCGTACTTATATGTACGGTTTATCCTCGGCCACATTGCCTCTACATTACTAATATTATAGTTCATAGTTAAATTATTTGACATGCTAAATCTCCCTTATATGTCATCATCAAAATTAACAGCACCTGCCTCCATGAGCACAGGTTCCTCTTTTTTCTTCTCTGCTTTTGTTAGTGCATTGGCAACGTCTTCAATATTAAACCTATAAGTGCTACCCACTTTTATGTAGGTATCTTGTGGTATATCTTGTTGACGAACCCATGCACGGATTGTCGATATGGAAACAGAGAAGTGCTTCGCCACATCTTCGATTGGTACGTATTTTCCTACCATTATTTCTTCCTCACTACTATTGAATATTCCGTATCTTGATTCAACCCTTTGGGCATCAGATCGGGGTTCTCCTCGAGGAACTGCTTTACATTAGTCTGATTAAGACGCTTATCGAAAAACTCAGGGACTTTGTGCTCCATGATAAATTCATACATGGATTCCCAATCGCTCGTCCAAAATTTAGTCTTAGTCGTTCTAAAAAACGATCCTTCAGGAGTTCTAGCACTCTCAACATTTTGCTCTGTGCAATAGTCGAGTAGTCCTTGTCGGATTTTATCTTGTTGTGCAACAAGTTTAGCATCCTTTTCTTTAAACTCAGCAGATAAAACGGCACGTGCATTTCTTATTTTTATGAAAGCTCCAGTCAGTTTATCTACCGACACTTTGTCGTTTTCAGTCATATTATTCTCCCTTATGATACTGATATATTATATATAGTGTCTATATATTACTTAGTCAAGTATTTCTTTGTAAAGATCAGTAATTTTTGTGTGTATGTTTATTCTATTGTCTAATAGTCTGTAAACGTGTTTTTCTGCGTCAGAACCTTGTAGCTGGACGACAGTGCACTTGTGTTTTTGTCCAGACCTGTGTACACGTGCATTTGCTTGTGAATATGTTTCTAACGAACTGACGGGGGACCACCATATGACTGTGTTGGCTGCTGTTAACGTGACACCGTGTGCTGCAGATGCTGGCTGTATTACTAATACTCGTGGATTCGATGCTTCTTGAAATTGTCTAAAGATGTTTGTACGTGCTGTTGCACCCACGCTACCCTGGATCACCTCTGTAGATATGCCATCGCTACGTAACTTATCTGTCAATATATCTATCACATGTCTGAAAGGCACAAAGATAAGAACCTTTTGACTGGATTCGTCAATAACTTCTTTTAATACTTTATATCTGTGTTTGATATCGAACTCTAATGTTTCACCATCATCTGTATAGACAGCACCTGCTGATATTTGTAGTAACTTGTTCATACCTACTGCGGCATTGACTGCCGTCACCTGTTCACCCGTTACATCAAGCACCAATCTTTTTCTTAACATTTCGTAATACTTCTTTTGCTGACGAGTAAGTTCAACGGCACGTTTTACATATGTCATGTTTGGTAGATCAAGACACTCGTCTTTTGTAAATCTTATCGCAGGTTGTAGGACTCTGTGCACTGTGCTTGTTGCATTTGCTTTTGGTATCCATTTAAAGTTAGTTATCTTTGTCATAACCATATCTCTAAATGTACTGCCGTATCTTGGAACTGCCGTAGGGTTGACCATCTTTGCTAGTCCGTATGCGTCCACTGGACTCTGTGCTGCAGGTGTGCCTGTCATCATCCACAGCCACGTGTTATCACATAATAATTTGTTAAGGACCTTCCAACGTCGTGTCTGTGCATTTTTATAATGTGTAGCCTCGTCTACAATTATTAAATCAAAGCCACCATTCTTTATAGATTCAGATACTATCTCTACACCATCGTAGTTTATTATTACATAATCTGTGTTTTGCTCTATTACGGATTTTCTTTTCTTGGCATCACCATGTGCTACAGCGACAGTTCTGTGTGGAGCAAAATTAAATAAGTCATTTCTCCAAGCACTATCCATAATAGATAAAGGACATATAACTAATACACGATTTACCTTGCCTTGTTGTATCAGGAAGTCTGATGCCCATATTGCACTAGCCGTCTTGCCCGTGCCCTGTTCGTTAAAACAAAAAGACTTTTTGTGTTGTGTAAAGAATAATGCTGTCTTGCGTTGATGTTTAAATGGTTTGTATTTACCCGAAAAGGTATATTTTTGCTGTATTATTTGCAATGTCTTCTCCTTGTTGCAACAGATAAAATCTGCGTTTTTCGTCTTTTTTCTAGGGTACAATCACACACGGGGGTTCCGTTTCGTGGCTGTACGAGCTTCCTAGAGCCTTATTTTTTCTTCTTCTTGCCGTTTCTGCTCCTATTTTTGGATGGACTCTCTAAAAAGTAGCCATCTTTGTTTTTGCCACCTTTGCTTAACATTTTCTTGTGACTAACATCTTTACCTTTTCTATTCACACCTTTTTTATCCAAAGCACGTCTTGCTCTTTGTCTTTCCATGCGATTAGGATGCTCACCTCTTTCTTTTTGTTTCTTATATTCTTTTTTGTAAGGTCTTGGTGATTTAGTGTAAGCCATTAGTTACTCCCATTATGTATGCACTCAAGTACAACACAGTGTCGTTTACATAGTCCACTTGGGTGTGCGTTCCAAACATTATTGCTATGTGCTACTTCCATACGCTCATAGCTACCTAACCATTTTTTCCATAATGCAGGGATCATATCGTCTGTATAAGTTTGTTTTATAAAGTTATTAGATACTACGAACAATAACCCTGCATTAATAGTTTTTATTTTAGGGAAATATTTAAAAGTAGCAAGTGCCATTAATTCTAATTGACCCTTGTCTGCATACTTTGCTGATCTACTTGTTTTGTAATCTACAATCCATGCTTTGTCACCGTTGATAATTACCAGATCAACTATACCACGCCACCAAACTTGTTTAGACGAAAAGCTACAAGGCTCAAGGCCCCTAGTGAGTCCCATCTTCATCTCACAATGTTTCTCACCATTTCTAGCTTTCAAAGCCTCAAGCACTGGTTTCATAAAATTAAATTTCTTGGGTATCGGCTTGCCATCGTTAATAAAATCTTCGGCAACGGCATGAGCTTCTGTGCCATAACGCATGGCATCAGTGTATGGCTCTTTATAATCTCTTGC